GGAGTAGATAATCCATACGAAGTTATAAAAGTATGTGAAGCTTGGGGGTTAGACTACGACGCTTATCTTTTCAATGTAGTAAAATATGTTGCAAGAGCTGGTAAGAAAGATGATACAAAAGAGTTAGAAGACCTAAAAAAAGCGGCATTTTATTTAGATCGTAAAATTAAAAATTTAGAGAAATGATTTATTGGTTAACAGGCCAACCTGGTGCGGGTAAGACCACATTGGCAAATTGGATGGTAGCAGCATTACAAGGAAGCGCGGTATTAGTTGATGGTGATGACATTAGAGAAATCTTCGAAAACAAAGATTACAGTGAGATTGGTCGGAGAAAGAACATTGAGTTAGCTCAGAACATCGCTCATTTCCTTCACAATAAAGGTAACAATGTTTTAGTTTCTTTAGTGTCACCTTATCGAGATCAGAGAGAAGCCTTTAAAGAAAAATTAGGAGATGGGATAATTGAACTTTATATTCATACCACAGATGTTAGAGGTAGAGAAAATTATCACGTTTCAAACTATGAACCACCATTGGAAAATTTCATAGACGTTGACACAACAAATAAACCTGAATTTGAAAGTCTTCAGGAAATCAGAGAAAAATTAATATTCTAATGGAAAAAATTCACGTAGAAGGAGACCCGAAACTAAAGAATAGTTCAGGGAAACAATATTCAATGTTTATCGGAAGATGGCAACCGTGGCATTCTGGTCATAGATGGTTAATCGACCAAAGGTTAAAGGAAGGTAAAAATGTTCTAATTTGTATTAGAGATGTAAAACCTGATGAAAAAAATCCCTTTACAACTGAACAAGTCCATTCAAATATAGTTTTTGAATTGTTGGATTTAATTAGTGAAAAAAGAGTTGAAATTATCAAAATCCCTGACATCGAATCAGTAAACTTTGGCAGAGGAGTTGGTTATGATATCATTGAACATATACCACCAACGGAAGTAAGTGAAATATCGGCAACTAAGATTAGAGAACAAATGAAACAAGAAGGTAAATTATGATAGATGTTAAAGTAAGATGGAATACACAGTGTGAAGACAATCACAATTATTGGAGAATAATAGTTGATGGTATGGAACATCTTTGTTCAAATGTTATCTTCGAAGTTCCTGTTCACACAACTCGTGATAAAGTTTGGGATACTATAAGAGCAGGTCAAGTTGATAAACATCATGTGAGTTGTTTTGCGAATGAAGTAATTTGGAAAGGAGACGTAGTAATAGTAAAATAATTAAAATGGAAAAATATATTAATAAAATAATCAACGGAGATTGTATCAAAGTTATGTCTGAAATGCCAGAAAAGTCAGTTGACTTAATTGTTACTTCTCCTCCATATGGAGTTGGGATAGACTACGATACGTTTGAAGATGATATTGATTTTGATCAGTACAAAGTGTTTTCAAATAATTGGCTAAGAGAAGCCTATCGAATTCTTAAAGACGATGGACGTATTGCTCTTAACATTCCTTATGAGATTAACAGACAGTCTAAGGGTGGTAGAATATTCATGGTCTCTGAGATTTGGAATATAATGAAGAGTATTGGATTTAACTTTTATGGTGTGGTAGATCTTGAAGAACAATCACCACATAGAAGTAAGACTACTGCTTGGGGTTCATGGATGTCACCATCAGCACCATATATCTATAACCCTAAAGAATGTGTTCTTCTTGCATATAAGAAACACCATATTAAAATTGTAAAGGGAGAGCCTGAGTGGGTACCAACTATGGTTGAGACGGAAGAAGGAAAAGAAAAGAAAGCATATACTGAGGAACAAAAGAGAGAATTTATTGATTTGGTATACGGTCAGTGGGGTTATTTTGCTGATACTAAGTCTATGACTAAAGCTACGTTCTCAATGGATATTCCAACTAAAGCAATTAAAATTCTATCATACAGAAATGATATTGTTCTTGATCCATTCGCCGGATCTGCAACAACTTGTGTTGCTGCTGAAATATTAGACAGACGATGGATTGGGATTGAACTGTCAGATAATTACACGGAAATAGGAAGAAAAAGAGTTCAGGGATTTGTGGATAAGAAGAAACAAACTAAATTAAATTTTGAAGAAGGGTCGTAAGACCCTTTTTTTCTGCTCCATGGATATTTATAAATAAAAAATCACATGCCGAGTATAGTACTTACACAAGAACAACTTGATATGATTAACTCTGATTTGAAAAAAGAGAAAGTCATCCAAGAGATACATGAGAAGTGGCAAACCATTAATAAAACTCAAAAACTATTTGTTTTAGAGTATCTTAAGGTTCTTCACCCAAATAAAGAAAAACAATTAAATGAAGTTATTAAGAAAGTTAAAAGTAACCAACTTAATGAAGCTTGGTATAACACTGTTTTAGATATAGTTGGTTGGTTAGACCCAACAGGTATTGCAGATGCTTTAAATGGGGTTATTTATTTAACACAAGGTGAATATCTTTTTGGTTTCTTATCTTTTGTTGGGGCTATCCCATATGCTGGTGATGTTGTTGCTAAACCTATTATGTACGCTTTAAAGGCGGGTAAACCTTCAGCAAAGGCATTGAACGGTGTAATGAAATTATCTAAGGCCGGAAAAACTACTGAAGCAGCTGCTGAGTTAACTAAATTAGCGTCTTCAGGAGGATTAGTTGGATGGTTCACAAAACAAATGGGTAAGTTAGCACCAAAATTAGAAGAATTGATTAAGGCTATGCCAGGCGGAGTTCTTAAAGGTTTCAAAAATACTTTATTAGAGTGGATACAATTATTTAAGAATGCAGGTAGGACTGGTACAATTGGAAAACAAATGGTTGGTAATTTAGCTAAAAGACTTCCAAGAATGACTCAAGCAGATCAAGTTAAGAATCTTAAAATGATGAAAGATGCTTTAGCAAAAGCGAAAGGACCTTTCAGTTCTTATAGAACAGCTGGCGGAGTTTTTACTTGGAAAAACTTTTGGGGTGGAGCACCACAATTAATGGGAAGAAACAGATCGGTAAGAGCTCTAATGAGAAAAACAAAGTGGTACTTAGGTTTACTTGATTTCTTGGGAATAGCAAACTTTGTTGGTCCTGATGAACTTCAATCTAAATTAGGAGATGCTAAATTTGAAGAAAGTATTGCTGCTTATAATAAGACTCCAGAGTCACAACAATATGCTAAAGAAGATTTCGGTATAGATCCACTTCCTGCTGATGCCGCAGCTGAAGCTGGAATGTCACAACCATCTTCACAACCATCTTCACAATCAACAACATTGGATCCATTATCGTGGTTGTTGAGTTCAACATTAAAACCTGCATTATAAAATGAAAGAAGATATAATTTTAAAATTAGTACAAATACAGAATCAATTTAGATTCTTACATTGGCAAACCTTTGGGGATGCTAAACATAGAGCGTATGGTGACTTATATGATACAATCGGTGATCATATAGATACTTTCACAGAAGCTATGATGGGAAAATATGGTAGACCTGATTTTGAATCTGAATTTGTTATTGCTTTTCAGGACATTCAATCAATTAACATACAAAATTTCATTGATGGAATTGTTGAGTTTTTGGTGGGTATGACAGAAATTTTAGATTCAAAATACGATACTGATCTATTAAACATCAGAGATGAAATTTTAGCATCAATCAACAAATTAAAATATTTACTAACATTAAAGAGTTAAACATGACGAAAAAAATTATAAAACTTACTGAGTCTGATTTACAAAAAATTGTAAAGAGAGTTATTCAAGAACAATCAATGGGTACAATTTCAATTGTTAATCCGGGTCAAAATGCGGAGGCAGAAATCGTTGATAGAGGAGGTAAAAAGATTTTAAAGGTTAGAACTGAATCTGGTAGAGAACAATCTGTATTTGTAAAAACAATGTTACCAATTGGGAAGTTTATGTTCCAAATGGGAAATGACGGAAAAAAAATGTTCGGTTTCGACCCGAAAACTAAAAAGAAAATTGAAATTTTTATTACCAAGTAATGAGTAAATTAATTACTGAATCAGGTATAAGAGACATTTCAGCTTTAAGGAAAAGATATCCTAAGGCTGAAATTTATTTTCACCAAGACTTAGACGGTGTTACTACTGCAATTGCGATGAAGAAATACCTTGAAGATAATGGTATTAAAGTAGTTGGTTCTCACATTATACAATACGGTGATAAAGAATTTGCAGTTAAAAAGAACGATGCTCAGGGTGACGTGATGCCAGTTTTGGTTGATTTTGCACATGGTAAACCAATGTTCAAGATTCATACGGATCACCATGATAAACAAGTTGGGGCTGAAAAAGGTGCATCAACTTCGTTTAGACAAGCCAGATCAAATGTTGAAACTCTGTCTCAGATAGTTTCCCCAAAAGATTTGTTTCCTTCTTCAGATATATTATTAATTAATACTGTTGACTCAGCAGACTTCGCAAGACAGGATATCACTCCTGAAGATGTTGTTAATTATCTTTTTAGATTTGATAAAGATAAGTCATTACAAAAAAATAAAATGTTATTAGGATTTGTTGTTAACAAACTATTATTAGCATTTAAAAATAAGCCAGGGTTTTTAGAAAAGTTAGTTATGGATAGTGAACCATCTTTAATGTCTATTCTTATGAATATTAAAGATTGGATGAAAAATACTAATTCTGCCACACCCGAACAACTTCAACAGAATGCGCAGGGTTACAAAGAACAAATGAAAACCTATTCTGGGGTTGATTACAAGGATGGAATCATTTTCCAATATGGTGGAGGTAATATGATGAAGCCAGGGTCTTATGACCGTTATACCCCCTTTAGAACACATCCTGATGCTGACTTCATGATTATGGCTTGGCCTTTAGGATTATTACAAGTTTCTTGTAATCCATTTAAAAAAGAAAGAGGATTAAAAGGTGTTAATTTAGGAGAAATTGCTCAAGAAGTTCTTGGTAAATGGGAAGGGAAACTCAAAGAAAAAAATATACCACTATCAACTATCAAATGGATTAGCGAAACAAGTGTTGGACCTGAGAGTGTTGGATTTACATTTAAAGACTTTGATGCTTTATATGGTGAAAGGTTTATGTTTATGGACGGAGGAGAAGAAACTTTAGATAAGATTAAAGAGATGATGGAAAGACCGTTTACAGACTTATCAGAAGAGGAAAGATCTAAGTTAGATAAGATAGGTGTTAATGCCTGGGATTTAATTCAATCAATGTCGGGAGGTCACAAGTGTATTACAAATATATCAGGATTAAACTATTTTGGTAGAAGTAAGAGACCTTCAACTGGACCATATAGATATGACCCTGAAAGAGAAGATGCACCTTATCTTAAGTTTTTAAAAATGTTAGCTCAAGAGTTTAGAAGTAAACTACAGGAAAAAATTTCACAATCAAAGGAAGAAACAAAAATTACGGAACAACAATCTAAGGGAAAACCAATAACAACCACTGCAACAACACTAACTTCATCTCAGACACAACAACAATCATCTCTACAACCTACAACGAATACACAATCAGGAACTCTACAATCTACAACGAATATATCATTAAGAAGAAATAATGACAAAAATTTAACTTCATCCGGTGGTGGTTATTTTATGTTTTTTGCATTTCCTAAGTACAGACCAACTTTAGAAGACTCAGCCTTAACCCGTATGTTACAGACATTAGGAAAAGGTCTTGAATGGGTTGAAGATAAATTAGGTCTTAATGAACAAAAGGGTAAACAAATAAAGATATATGCAACAGGACACGGAGGATGTATCATTATTAATAAAGATGGTAATGTTAATCTTTTCGAATTCGGTCCTTATGATGACAAAGGTATCGGGAAAGTTTTACAAACTTCAATGGGTAGAATCGCCAAGTTTGATACAAAAAAGTCTTTGATAAATCCCGATGAAGTTGCCAAACTATGTAAAACTAAAACTTATCGAGATGGGCCAAAACTTGATATGTTGGTGAGTCTTCTTTCATTACCTAATGAAAAAATGGCTATGGATGAAGCAGTTAAATCAAGAAAGTACGATTTTCTTGATATAGTTGGTGGGGGTGATTCAAACTGTGCAACTTATGCAGTTGATGTTGCAAATGCTGGAGGAATCAATGATATTAAAGTTGGTAAAACCTTCGAGTTAGGATTTGGATATGGAATACCGGAAAAACCATCAACAGTGTTACGAAAATTCAATTTAAGTAAATTTTTCATCAAGAGTTTTCAAGCCTAATCTAAAATATATTCTACAGAATCACCTGCTTCAATACCCAAGTTTTCACACGTACCGCCAGCTAATTCTAATACAATATTTCCGTTACCACAATAAGACGGACATTCTTCAGAACGACAAGGAGGACAATTGTGGTGTATGTTTACAATCACATTATTTCTGATCATGATAATATCAAGAGGTATAATACAATTCTTCATCCAAAAGCATTGTTCGTCACCACCCATCAAAAAAACCAAACCATTAAAGGTCTTATCGAATCTTTTTCCCATCATACCAATCTTTTGATCCTTTGGGGTTGTTAATGTTTTGACATTAAAAGAATTATCGCCTATCTTTATCTTCATATTTATAAATACTATGGATAAAAAAAGATACACAGGTGTAATGGTTAAATGTGGTAATAAATTATTACTATGTAAGAGAAACAATTTGGGATCATTCCCTGGTATGTGGTCAATACCTGGAGGTAAACTCGAGGATGGTGAGACAACTCAAGAAGGAGCCAAGAGAGAATTCTTTGAAGAGACAGCAGTAGATATTGACGATAAAGAATTAACTTTTATTGGTTTAATTCCAAGACATACTCGAGACGGAAAGAAAATTAAAGGTCTTATGTATGTTTATTTATTAAAAGTAGATAAAGAAATCGAACCTGATTTGGAGAATGCTATTGATGGTGAAGAACATACAGAGTGGGGTTATTTTGATATTGACAATATTAAACCTGAAACAACAGGAGAATATATGCATAAACTAGCCGAAATAATTTTGCAATGATAGTATTAATTAGTATTTTTGTCTTAGGATTTGTTGCCATTTACGGATGGTTTGACATGATGAAACAAATCAAGAATATGGTGGATGAGGTAGGAATGTAAAAAAAATATGTCTGAAAGTATTGTCAGGACCAATTTTTTTACTATCTTTATAGTCCTTTGGTGTTTGAGGATATATTTATCTCTTACCGAAATTAAAGTTCTTTAAAAAACAGGGTAAACTACCCGCTGGGTTCAACCAGCGCATGACGTGGATAGGTGACGATTAGATGTGGGTAGTTTTTTTAAAATATTAAATCGTGAGGTAGAGCAGCGGTAGCTCGGAAGGCTCATAACCTTTAGGTCGGAGGTTCGATTCCTTCCCTCGCAACAAAAAATAGTTTAACTATTTTTAAAAAAAGATTTGACGAATTGAAAAGTTCTTCATATCTTTGAAAAACAATCGGGTAAAACCGAAAGTTCTTTAACATAGAGATGAAGTTAACCTGTCCCATTACGAGTGGGAGGTGATTGAAGGTGAGTAACACATCTTCAATGGAGAATATCGGATTCAGTTATCTTGTTAAAAAAACTTACAAAAAAGTTTGATTGTTTCCCAAAACATTCTTACCTTTGTAAGACAAATGAAGGGAAGGGGTAGTAAATGTTCCAAGTTTACTTGGTCGTAAAGTTTCCCCTTTTCTTCATTCTTTAAAAAGTTCTTTGAGTAAAAATATTGGGCGGTCTATAGTCCATAAAATAAACCATGAAAGTGGTATAAAGTGATTCGTTCTTGATTGGAACGGTTGCGGCTTCGGAAACGGAGCTCGAGTAGACAAGCGAGATATCATTTGATCTTGAGTACTGAGGGTAACACTGTAGGGAAAGTGGTTGGGTGACCAAGCGATGTGGGTCGTTTGGTTGAGGTGGGAACACCGATAAGAATAACTCGTAGGGCTGTTGTAAGAAGTATGGTCGTCCAACTATACAATTGCGGAGTTCAATATTAGAGTAGACTTAAAACCGAAAGGTAAGAGTTCGTACAGGTGGTGCTGTTGTTCTCCTTACTCTTCACCTACCAAGGTAGGAGTTATGAAGTAAACTTGAAATATGGAGGTCGGGAGACTTCAAGGTGTAGTTCAGTATCGTCTCGTTCAAAAGATGGGATGGCTGGGTTGACGGACCGCTACATCTATTATCCACAAATCACAACTTTGTTAATTAAGGTTTAACAACTTATAAATCAATAAAGGAAAAGTGTTCGTCAGTCGTGGTAGACAGGTCACTACTTAGTCATGAGTTGTTCATGGCCGTAAAGGGTCCCAAACCCGATACGATTGTTTTGAAAGTTCTCTAATCCCGCAAGGATGAGTTTGGGTGGCAACCTAGAAGAGTGATAAGTAAGAATAGAGTATATTACGACTTAAGGATTGGTTAATCTAATTGACCGTGACTGAGAATTACTTCTCAAAAGGAAGTGGAAATCGGAGGAATCAAAATAATCTCCTGTAAAGATTCTCAAATGAAGGTGTATTCTCAACCTAAGTGCCAACTAACCCTGACTGTTTCTACAGTTGGGGTTTTTTATTTGGTATACTTTGAGAAAGTAGGTGAATTTTCTAATGATTTTTGTAAAGCCGTTTTGTATGATCCTGTATTTTTCATTTGTTCCCAATAATCGGCAATGTTAGTTGCTGTAGATTTGCCTTCATCATATGCGAGAGCAACATAAATAAAATTTCTTGTAAGATCTTTTAATTTATAATCTTCTAACTTTTTAACTAATCCTGAGAGTAACATTTCCCTGTATTGAGGAGTATAGTTCATATCCCTAAGGATTTTATCTAACATTACCAAATCTTTTTCTAACATTCTTATAAATATTTGGCCAAATCAGAAAAAAAGTGTACCTTTGTTATTCAACAAAACCAAGTTATATGTTTGACAAATTGATTGATTTAATGGTTACGTTTATTAATGACATTCTCCCATGGAAAATTGTGGATCAATGGGAAGAAGGAGTACACCTAAGAATAGGTAAGTTTAGAAGAACTGTTAAACCTGGACTTCAATGGAAGATTCCATTCTTTGATCAGATTATGGCGACACCTGTGATCACTCAGACAGTTAATTTAAAACCTCAAACCGTGACTTCTGCGGATGAAAAGAGTATTGTATTGAGTAGTATTGTTCGATATCATATTCATGACGTTGAGAAGTTTTTACTTGGAGTTATGCATGCTAATGATGCGTTAGTTGATACAACTCAAGGAACTATTAGAGATGTTGTTGAAGGAACTGATTGGAACTATCTTAACGATCTTGGTAATCTTGTAAAACCTGAGGTTAATGAACAGGTTAAGAAATGGGGAATTACTGTTGAACAGATTAGTTTCCCTGATCTTGGAGAAATTAAGACCTATAGAATTATAGGTGATGGAAGTAAAGATCATAATGGACCTGTGATGACAGGGAATGAATAGATGAAGGGGACATAGTCCCCTTTATTTTTTCCATGAATCTCTTTCAATTTCAAATGTATTAAAATAGTTAAATCCGATATTATAAACTATATCAGCAGTTTCTTGGGTATAATATTCTTGCCAATGTAACGGGAGATTATACCCACTAATTGCATGAGGACCTGTTAGACGGTTGAATCCTATTTTTTCAGATAGTACTAAATCTAATAATCCATTTTTGTTGTAATCCGAATTCTTAATGAAATCTATTGATTTATAATCATCTTCCATCGAATCAATTCTTATTTTATGATCGATTTTTCTATCAAAAACACCATTAGGTGTTATTGAAAAATACAATATCAAATCTATATCCATAAGGATATCATTTTTAGTTAATTGAGAAATTTCGTTCATACTCAATTGATTGAGTTTTTTAACACTATCTGAATAAAATTGATCATATATGAAGTCTGTAAAATCTATTTTAAAGTTAAAATTTTTATTAACCTGTTTTTCATATTGTAAAGATCTTCTAAATTTACTTGCCATTCTGTTATACGGATTTCTACCAGTCATTATTAGTTTGTAATCTTCGTGATTAGGGAATAATGAAAAGGTGTGATTATGTGTTACTTCATTTCTTTTTAAATTTAAATTATTGTTATAGAGTTCATAGGTGTGAAACTCAAAATTATTTAATATTTTACAAAATGTACGAGAACCCGTTCCTGGAGGAGTGATTGTAAACGTTTTGTGTTTTTCACTTATGTTAAAAAGTATTGACTCTTTGCTGACCATAATATTTAATTTTTTTTCCATGAATCTTTTTCAAATTCAAATGTATTAAAATACTCTGAACAAAATTTATAAACAATATCAGCAGTTTCTTGGGTATAATAATCTTGCCAATGTAACGGAAGATTATACGCGTCCAACACCTCTTTTTTTATTAATCCTATTTTCTTTGAGAGCGCTAAATCTAATAATCCATTTTTGTTGTAATCCGAATTCTTAATGAAATCTATTGATTTATAGTCATCTTCCATCGAATCAATTCTTATTTTATGATCGATTTTTCTTTCGAAGAAACCATCAGGAGTAACTGATGTATCGTAAAAACCGATAAAAAATCTTTTAAATGAATATGAGTTTATATCTTTGTTTGGTTTTTTTAATGATTTTGAAGTATATGAGTAGAATTGGTCATATACAAATTCAAGAAAATTTATTTCAAAATTAAAATTTTTATTAATATGTTTTTTAGATTGTAGTGATCTCCTAAAATTACTTACAACTCTATTATATGGGTTTCTACCCGTCATTATTAATTTATAATCTTCATGATTTGGGAACAGTCTGAAAGTATGGTTATGCATAACTTTGTTACTTTTATGTTGTAAAGTGTTATTACAAAGTTCATAAGTGTGAAAATCAAAATTATCTAATATATGACATAATGTTCTAGATCCTGTTGATTGAGGAGTGATTGTAAATGATTTATGTTTTTCACTTATGTTAAAAATTGCTAAATCTTCGCAAGACATAATATTTAATTTTTTTTCCAAGAGTTTTTATCGTATCCAAAATAATCAAAATAACTTTGGTTTTTACTGTAAACAAAATCGGCAGTTGATTGATCATAAAAGTCTTCCCATTTATTTGGTATTTTGTATAAGGAGTAGTCATACTTACCATCGGTAGAATTTAACTTTAAGTCTAAATCTTTCATTAAAGAACCATTTTTAAAATAGTCGGAGTCTTTTATGAATGGAATCGAGGAATAATCTTCAAAAAGATTTTCAATTCTTATTGCGTAATCGATTTTTCTACCTAAAGATGATATGTTTGACTCAAAATAATCTTGTCTAAGTCCTAAGGTTTCCGAATAAGATATTGAAAAATCAAACAAGAATTCAAAAAACTCTTCACGCCAATTATAAGTACTAATTACTTTTTTCTTTGGCCCTAAAAGGTATTTAAAAAGACTAACATATTTGGAATATGGGTTTCGAATGGTACAAATTAGTTTATAACTTTCGTAGTTGGGTATGCTATTGTAATAATGAGAGTGTTTAAATTTATCTCGAATTAATTGAATATTATTTACATCACTTATTTGGAAACTTTGGAAGTCAAAGTTATTAAATACACGTGCGGCAGTCATTGAACCGGTTTTAGGAGGAGTAAACACAAAATATCCTAATGAATGACTAATATTTATTATCTTTTCACCTTTTTCATAAATAATTTCTTTTGACGGTATCATATTTTTAATTATCTTTGTAAAAATAAGAAACAATGACACTTACTCAATACCACATCAAAATCGAACACGAGAAATTTGGATCTCTTATGAAAGAGACATTTGTGGATCCTATTCAATTCAGATTATTTTTAAAAATGATCCAAGGATGTCTTGAGTTGAAAAATGATCTTACATTTTTTAATGGAGTTGATTTTTTAGTTCACATTCCATTTAAACATTTGAATGATTCAATAATATTAACAAGTACTCCTCACTATTCGGCTGCGGACGTGCTTATTTCTAAATCTAAAATCGAAGCGGAGGTAACAAAATGAGTAATCAACAATCAGGGTTTTCAACTTTATTAAAGTGGGGAGCAGCAGCGGCTATAGTATATGCAGCTTACAAGGTAGGTCAAAAATCTGTAACACCTAAAGAACAACCTATAGTTATTCCTGTAAAGGAACCTGAGGTAGAAGTTTTTAATGATGAGGCAGACGAAGAAATTTATGTTGTTAATGTTCTCAATGAATTACAGAATAAGCAAAATAAGACAAAACAAGACCGATATAATATTGGGCTTCTTGAAGTTAAACTACAGCAATTAAGAAAATTAAAATGATTACAATTAAAAACATAATAGAAAATTCTAAGCCACACGGACTACCTGGAGGTAAAATAGCAAGATTGTCTAATGATAGGTATATTTTATCAATTGTGGGAGGAGCGTCTGGACTTTATGGTGATTTTGAGAAAGATTTTGAAATTGCTATTATGGATAAAAAGAATGGAGAGTTTATTACTAAGCTATTTTATCCCGAAAATTCAGATGATGTGATTGGTTATCTTGAGGCGGAAAAGGTTGTTGAAATTGCTAATAATCTTTTTAAGAATTATAGTTTCCAAGAGTCTTAAACTTGGTGGTGGAAGCAGTACAAAACCGTACGGCCCTAAAGGAGAGACTTCGGTCTCTCTTTTTTTAATCTTTCATATCTGGATGTTGATCATCCCACCAGATACCAAATCCACAGTTGCTAAAAACTAATTTATTACAATCCTCTCTGATGTCGTCAATCATTTCATCGTAGTCTGCCCAATCT